TATACGGTGTTTATATTTACAGCCATCTTGTGTTTTTTGTAGTTAACTAGGCCACCAATGTAGTGACCTAGCTACTACAAATAATCACCTATTTCAATCTTTTTTCAATTGAAGAATATACCTCAACACCTTCGTCAGTCTTAAACCAAGCTGCTAAAGCTGAGTAAGGATTTTCATCAAAAGGAACAGTCATTAACTTTCTTCCAGTACTAGACCAATTGAAAGTTCTTTGATCTTGTGACAAACTAATTATTCCTTGCTCTGTAGCTTTAATACCAAAGTTTCTTAACTGAACGTTGTCATCAGAAGCTAGTTCTATGAATAAAGCAGGATTGTTCTTAGCGAATAGTAGTAAATCTCTTTTAAGCTCTTTAGAACTCATCTTAACTACATCAGACCCAATCTCTACTCTCATTACAGCTTCAGCGTCATCAATATCCATAGACTTAGCTACATTCATAGCCTCTAATTGCATTTCTATAATATCTAAGTCGCTAGCAGCTTCCTGAACTTTATTTACTTCTTCAAATAAAACATCTTTGTGAGGGTGGTATAAAGATAAAAGCTTTTGTAATACTACTTTATTTTTTGGAACTTGTAATATGCCGTTTCTAAAAACAATATGTTCTAATCTTTGGTCGCCGACCATTTCGTCAACAAAGCAAGTTCTTTGATTAGCCGTAAGCTTTAGCTCTCTTTCATAACCTTTTTCTTCGTCAAACCAAAATATGTTGCTTGATCTAATCGACTTACTTAAAGGTCTTTTTCCATTGCACAATAGATATACTCTATCTTTTATTTCCCAAGCATCTTTCTTGGGTTGTTTTTTTTCGATAACAACTTGAGTCATCTCATTAGTTGCTTTAACTTCAGGCTGTTCTGCCTGAGTTTTTTTTGTTTGTTTTTTTGCCATAATAATATAAAATAAAAATTAAAAAAAAAAGATCGAGGACCGAAGCCCTCGACCTTAATTAAAGTGTTAGTTTAACAACATAAAGTTGTTAGCACCTTGAACTACTAAGCATCTTTCAGATAAGTAGTTTACTTCCATCGCATCAAGATCAGAAGTTACAGCTCCAACAGAACCAGTAACCCAAGTCTTTAATTTACGATCGTCAGTTTGAGAAGCTCTATAACGAACGTGTAAGAACGGACGCTTTAAGTTTCTACCTAAAGTTTGATCATAAACAGAAGATACACCAGCTGGTACGAATACACCACGGATTGCTCCAGCAGTATTCTTTTCGTTAATGATACCACGAGTTGACATATCGTTTAGGTATTTCCAGTCAGACTTATAGAAGTCATAAGAACCTCTACGGAATCCAGAGAAACCTAAGTTTAATGCCATATCCTCAGAGTTATCAAATACACCGTAAGATGTACCACCTGAACCATATGAATTCATAGCGGCTAACATATCGTCGATAGCTAAAGACGTACCTCTGTCTAAGAACATCATGTTCTCTTCGATAGCACCGTTCTTATCAAACTCAGCAAGGATTAAATCAAACTCAGCTAAATCAGTAGCAGCAGAAGCGCCAGTGATACCAGTTGATTCGTTACCTCTAGTTTCGATAGCCTCAAATAAACCTTGAGTACCACCTAAAATACCTGAGTTACTAAACTCATCAGTTAAAGCAGAAGAAGCTTTTTGAGCTTCAACCATAGTCATCTCTAAGTAATCAGTGAATCGAGCTCTAGTGTCACCTTCAGCTTTTAAGTACCATAGGTAACCATTTTGTCCTTCTTCACCAGAAACTTCAACCCAACCAATTTGAGAAGCGTCAGATCCAGAGATCTCATACTTGTCTTTGATAATGATAGGATTGTTGTTGTAAGACTTAAATCCAGGCTCGTTAGCACCAGTTCTACCAGTTTGACCTTTAGCGTACTCAGATCCAAAAACTAAGATCTTACAGTCAGCGATGTCAGCAGTAGGTCCTGTCTTGTACCAATCAACGTTGAAAGTTAAATCACCTACAGCGTTAACATAACCAGTGTAAGTAGCAGTTGCAGAAGCAACTAATACCATATCACCTTTACGAATACCGTGCTTAGATCCAGATAAAGATTGTCCATCAGCGTCAGCATCAACAGTGATAAGCTTCTCAGAAGCACCACCCGTGTGATCGTAGTCACCGTTGTAAGAAAGGTGTAAACGACCTTGCTCAGACCAAACAACTTGGTCAGCAGTCATTGATTCCTCAGCGCCAACCATTGATAAGAAGCCAGAAATAGTTCTATCACCAAAGATCTCAGCTTCTTGTTCCATAAGATCTGGTAAGTATTGTTGTGCCCAACCAGCTGTTGCTTGTGCAGTAAAGTCAATATAAGCAGAAGCTAATGTTTGCTTTAACGGCGCTGGAGCTGGAGTCACATTTGAAGTAATTGCCATTGTTAAATGTTTTTAAAATTAATTATTTTCTTTTGTTTCTAATTTTGACTTTGAAGTCATTTGAAGAATCTCCAGAAAGAACTCTAAACTTTTTACCACCAAGTTCAATTTCTCCGTGAGCTTGTCTAGGTGTCATGCTAACGTTTTTACTTTTAGCTACACTATCTTTCAAAGCATCGGATTTTCCTTGCTCGTAGAAATGTTGTGCAATAGCATCTGCGTTCATTGCTGTAAATAAAGATTTATGATAACCTTTAGCGTCTGACATTGTATTATCTTCTGCCAAAAACTTTTTGACGAAGTTGTTAATGTCGCTTTGAGTTGTCTTAACCTTTTCAGCATCTTTCACGTTAAACCTATACTTTTTGTCCCCGACGTTATATTCAAAACCTTTGAACTTGTCGTTAAAAACTTGATCAGTCTTTCTTTGAAACTTAAGTTTAGCTTTTTCTGCTACCGCTTCATTCTCTTTCGACTCTTTGTTGTATCGATTAAAAAAGTCCATAGCCTTCTGCGCTTCTGGCGGAAGATTTGAACCAGCTTTAATCTCATCATAATATTTAGACTTTTGCCCGTCTAAGTAGGCTTTGGCTTCTGCAACTTGCTCTTTGAATGCCAATTTCTTTCTTTTTATTTCACGCTCTTCATCAATCTCCTCGTCGAAGTCGAATTGATCGTCCATCATAAAGTTTATTTCTTCAGCCGTTAAATGCGGCTTTTTTGTCTTATAATACTCTTGAAGCAAAGTTAAATTGTCTAAAGAATCTATATCTCTATTTAATCTAACGTAATCTTCTAAGCTTCCACCAGTCTCATCCATAAAGTCTACTAACTTTTGAATATTTTCTGGTAGTGGCTTTCCAGTTTCTTGAGCTTCAGCTATTGCTTCTTCAACTTCCTCAGTTACTTGCTCAACCTCTTCTTCAGTAATTTCTTCTAGTACTGTTGTTTCTTGTGTTTCTGCTTCCTCAGATACTTTTTCTTGTTTCTCCTCGGTAACGGCACCTTCATCGCTTCCATCCACTCTCGCCTTGTCAGCTCTGTCATTTTCAACTGGTTCTTTGTTTGCATCTGTTAAATCTAACTTAGTTACCGTTTCTTCTTCAGTGCTTTCAACTTGTTTGCTTAAATCAATTTTTATTGGTTCATCGCTGTTAGAGTATTTTTTTACTCTTGGTTTTTTAATAGTTTGTTTTTCGACAGTATTATCAACCTTTGGCTGTTCTGTTTTCTCTTCCATAATATAAAATATAAATTAATAATTATCTAGGCTCAAATCCACCTAGATCAAATCCGCCAAGTATATCATTACCTGCAGACTCAAACTTTTTAGGTGAACCACCCGTATTTCTTTGCTCTATAAGCTCGCTAGCTTGAGAGGCTTGTATTCTAGTTCTTTCGTCTTTTCTATCTTCTTTTTCTTTTTCTCTAGTCTTCATGCCTTCAACCTCAGCTTGTTTCAACTGCATGTTCATTTGAAACTCAACTTGCATAAGTTGTTTTTTAATTTCAGCTTCTTGCTGTAGCTTTTGTATAGCTAACTGCATTTTCATTTGCTCTAATTGAGCTTCTGTTTGAGCTTCCATTTGATTTTTCTTCATCTCTATTTGAGCAGCATTTTGAGCAGCCTGTGTATTAGACTGAGTTTGAAGCTGTATGTTTCTTTCTTGTATAGCTTGATCTTTTGCTTGCTTTTGTTTTCTTCTTATTTTTAGCAACTGATTAGCTAGACTTACATTTCTTATTTCTCTAATATCTATAGCATCTTCTAAATCTATATTTTCTTTAGATAATGCCATTTGTATATTGTTTTCTAACACAGCTTTTTCCTCTTCATCTGGAGCAAGCTCTATAAATATACCAAAGTCATAAAGGTGTAGCTCTGACATTTCTTCAAGCGTAGCTACATTATGAGCACCTATAGCTTGAATAAACGCATCTTTTGTAGGTGAATACTCTATTATATCAGATATACGTAATGATAACTGTTCGGCTACTTCAGATGTTAGGAATAGACCAGCTTGCAGTATATGTCTTGTAGCGGTATTTGAATTAGCCGCCGCCATTTTCTGAATACCAACCAAAGCATCTTTCGATGGAGCACTACCATCACGAGCCTCGTTAAGTCCAGTCGTGTCGCGTATCATTTGCAAATAGTAGTTATAGTTACCTATCAAAGACTGTAGCTTAGCGCCACCACTGCCAGCTGATATTTGTTGTATAGGAACTTTACCAGGATTTATATCACCATCAACTGTCATAGATCTACCAATAACACTACCTGTTTGAAAGAACATGTTTAAAGCTTCTTGTGGATTGTAGTTGGTGCCATTACCTAAATCTATTTCAGCTAAACCATCTGCATCTAAGTAAACACCGTCTGGCACAAGTCTTGACATAACTTGCTGTATTTTCAAGTGAGTTAATTGAATCATATCAGCAAAACCTGTTATACGACTTACTAAAGACTCAATACGACCTTTGTACATTCTTGGAGCTACAATGCTATAGTTCATCTTAACTTTAGTATAATCGCTCTTAGGTCTTATCATATTTTTAGACAACTCCCACTTCAACAACTTGTCAGTACCTAATATTAAAGCGCCTTCGTATAAAACTTCAACTTGCTTTTGAAGCTTTGTAAAATTAGCTTCCATATCAGCTGGAGGATTAAACGTATCGTCTTTTTCTATAGACTTATCAGCACCAGTAGCCGTCTCTTTTACTTTATACACCTCATTCATATATGTTTTATAATTGAAGTATAATACAGTAACTTTATTGTTATCTTTTTCGTTGTATGTTGAGTGAGGATCTAATCTTTGATAATTAGGATTTTTAGTTACATCCTCTAAGTCTTCTTGATCTAAATGTGGAAACTGCTTTTTAAGCTCGTTGATAGGTATAGTTTTTACTTCACCTACATAATATATATCGTCAAAGTAAGGAGACTCAGTATATGAGTAAACTAAATCTGCAGGATCAACGTAGCTAATAGTAACACCTTCTTCTGTGCTAAAGTTTGTTTTAACCGCACCAATACCTAGTACTGTTAGGTCATAGTAAAATCTTTTTCTTACAAGATCGTACTTATTACCGTCCATCAATACATTTATAGCTTGCTCTTCAGCTAGCTCTACAGCTTGCTTGTAACTTAACTGCATGTGTAATGCTAACTCTTCTTCTGTTTCAGGTAAAGTTTTAGGATCGTTTTCATACATATTGATACCAAACGCTCCACTAACAAAATCATTAAAGTCTTTTGTTTTCATGTCTCTAAGAATAGAGTTCATGTATTCTGTTCTCTTAGCTACGCCGTACGGGTCTTGAGAATATGCTTTTACATCATAAACTCTTTCAGACATACCATTTACAACTATGTCCACAAATTTAGGTATAATAGGTACTGGTTTCCAGTCTAAGTTCAAATAAGATAAATCACCATTGATAGATAGTTCATCTTTATACTTTTGTATAGACTGTTCACCTCTAGCATATAATCTAAGGTTGTGAAAATGTCTTTGGTTGTTTGAGTGCATACTGTAAGTTCCGCTCAGTCTACCTTGACTGTCAGAATACCACTCGTGTTCTATTGCTTTAGCTACTTTTAATCCATAGTCGTAACTTACCTTTTCAAGATCGCTCACGACTTGACTTGGAAAATATTTACCCGCAACGCTATTAGCCATATTACTTTATTATTTGTGATGAATAGCCTTCATTGTTATATCTAGCTAAACCTATATTTACTTTATTAATATTTCTATCTGGTCTTGGTTTATATAAATGCCTATTGCAAGCCATAATAGCTAGACCACTGCTTATAGAGGCATCATGCTTTGTTCTTTTATTTATATCAAACTTAGCCCAATCATTTAACGTTTCATTAAAATACATCGTGCCGTAAGTTCCATCTTGTAAATGACCAACGTGATCATTTATATACATTTCAATAGCAGCCGCGTGAGCCTGCTTAATATCTTCACTAGAGTTTGGTATACCACCTATTTCTTTTTCAGTAACACTAAGTTTATTCCAAACTTTATCTGGTCTATTCATACTAAATCCTCTATAGCCTCTTCGCTTAAAGTGATACAGTAGTCTTGGTTTGTTATTCTCCGCTAATATTGGCATACCGTAAAATATGCAAGCCATTAATATATCCTCAAAGAATATTTCAGCGGTTTGTGGTCTTGCAATATATTCCAGGAAAAACGTATTAGCTGGAGCTGACTCCATGCTAAACTTAGTTAGTCCATGAAGAGATCCGTTGGATCCTCTACCATCAACAGTACCGCTAATATCATAGCTATCGCAGCCAAAAGCTCCCATGTGATCATTTCCAGGATATTTTATTCCATTTTTAAGTATTACTCGGTTTTGTAAATTTCTATCTGGAACCCAACT